AAGCTGTTGAAAAGCCTGAGTTTTCCACCGAAGCACAGGTTCGCCTATAGTTACCCGAAAGTCTGTGGAAACTCTTGCCCCTCAGTCGCTAATATGTGCATTATTTACGTCTCTCTGGAGACAACGTCCCCTTCCTTGTGTAGAATATCGTTAATATTGTAGGGGGCACTACTATAGCTTAACTATAGCCAAACCATCTTCAGCTCTTCTTCTACTAAGACGGAGAGGAGATGATGAAGGCTTAGCTTAAGAAGGCTATAGTTAACCAAGTCCTAAGAACAATGGGTGAGACTGACTATGATGGGTTGCCGTATCGCATAATAGGTCGATATAGCTAAAGCATTGCTCAGCTCATCCTACATTATTGGAGTCGATATGAGTGAAGGGAAGAAGATAGGTCGTCCAAGCAACGCTGAACTAGGCAAGACTGGGGAATTGACGAAGAGAGAGCAGTCTGCCGCCATGAAAGAGTTCAGGCAGCGTCTTCTCCTCCACCCTAAGTCCCCAGCTCTGGTCGAGAAGCTATTCGGCCTAGCCTTAGACGATGAAGCTAAGAACCAAGCCGTAGCCCTGAAGCTATTGGCCGACAGAATACTACCAGTCGCGGGGTTCACTACAGATGGCAAGTCGAATAACGCAGTTAGCATTAACATTACTGGCATCGGCAGCTCTGATACTCCCGGTGTCACCATTAGCGGAAGCAGCGGAGAGATCGAAGATGGTACCGAAGACTAGAAAGGAAGCCATCAAGCAAATGATCGGCGGGTTGGAGAGCAACGGCGACTATAACATCATGGTCGGCGGGAAGAAGCTACCCCTCACGGACATGACAGTTGGCGAAGTGCTGAAGATGCAAGAAGCAATGGAAGGTAACACAGCCGCTGGCAAATACCAGATCAAGGAAAGCTCATTGAGGTCTTTGGTCTACAAGCCGGGGAAGGAAGCAGGGACATACAGCGACAAGCTACGCAACCCCACCGACTTCAACCTCGACACGCCCTTCGACGAAGCAGCACAGGAATGGGCAGCAGATACTCTGATTGACAGGAGAGGGTATAAGGACTACGTAGCAGGGAAGATCTCTGACAAGAAGATGGCTGAGAACCTAGCCAAGGAATGGGCATCGCTGCCTGATCCTTACAAAGAAGGTAAGAACACTTCCTACTACGGGGGTGATGGATCACATGACGCCCCTACACGGGCTTCAGTTGATGACGTATACAAGGTACTTAACATAGTGGAGACAAGCCGTGGCGAACCTAGACCTATCGCTGATCCCTTGGCAGGAGCAGGCGATCCAAGACCCAGCGAGATTCAAGGTGATAGCAGCGGGACGCCGATGCGGCAAGACGCACTTCGCGGCAGTGACGTTGATCCTCGCAGCCCTCAACGGTAAGAAGGGAGCAGTAATGTACGTAGGGCCAACGCAAGCACTAGCGCGTGACCTTATGTGGGATCTGCTGAAAGAGCTGGCCGGGGATATCATCGAGTCCTCCAACATCAACAACCTAGAGATCGTACTCGCAGGCGGGAACAAGATTAGCTTGAAAGGCTCGGATAGACCCGATACTCTCCGTGGCTATTCCCTTAAGCACTTGGTCTGTGATGAGTATGCGTTCTTCAAGGACGGGGTGTTTGATACTATCCTACGGCCAGCTCTTTCGGATCGGAAGGGAACAGCAATGTTCATCTCCACTCCTGAAGGAAGGAACGGGTTCTACGATGCATACATGCAGGGGGAGATGGGAGTCAAGGGCTGGAAGTCATGGCACCTGACATCATACGACAACCCCTTCCTAGACCCAGAAGAGATCGATGACGCCAAGGAAACACTACCGGGGTGGGCATTCAGACAGGAATACATGGCGTCGTTTGACGCTAAGGGATCGGAGTTCTTCGATGTAGAAGAGTTCAAGTACTACGAAGACAAGCCCGAGCAAGTGCTAGACTACTACATAGCATGTGACTTGGCAGGCTTCGAGACAGACAGAGGTAACAAGTCCAAGCGTCGAGACAACAGCGCCATCGCCATTGTAGGCGTAAGCGGTACAGGCGAGTGGTACGTAGAGGACATACGCTACGGACGCTGGACACTAGATCAGACAGCCGAGGAGATCTTCGGAGCGGTACGAGACTACCGAGCTATGGCGGTGGGGATTGAGAAGGGGATAGGCCAGCAGGCTGTAATGAGTCCACTACAGGATCTCATGCGCCGTACAGCCCGAGTCTTCCGCATAGACCTACTCACCCACGGCAACACCAAGAAACAAGACAGGATACTGTGGGCACTACAAGGTAGATTCGAACACGGCAAGATACACTTGAAGAGAGGAGATTGGAATGCAGAGCTGGTCGATGAGGCTTCAGCCTTCCCGAGTCAATTGGTACACGACGATCTACTCGACGCTCTCGCATACATTGACCAGATGGCTATTGTTCCTTATGCCTCTGATCTCATGGTAGACGAGGGTTACGAAGCATTTGATATTATAGCGGGGTACTGATGAGCTTGGCGCTCTTAAGCGTCAGCCACGGGAACTCACTCCACAAGAACTAGATGAGATTGAACCATGAGCGATGAAATCTTTCAAGACCTAATGGCAGGCTTCGGTTCGACCGGGGACTTAGCTGAGTGGGTTGATGGCAAGGTACAAGAGTATCGTGACCATTACGAATCCAACTACGCAGACAGACACGAAGAGTACATGCGTATCTTCCGCAACCAATGGGCACCAGAGGACAAGAGCCGCGATAGCGAACGCTCACGCCTCATCGCCCCCGCTACCGCACAGGCTGTAGAGTCTAGCGTAGCTGAGGTTGAAGAAGCTACCTTCGGACGCGGTAAGCTGTTCGACATGAAGGATGCTATTGAAGTAGAGCCTAACCCCCAAGCAGCCGCCGCCATCGCTAAGATGCGTGACAAGCTGCACGAGGACTTCGGCCTAGCACGAGTACGTAGCACTGTAGCTGAGGTGTTGATTAACGCTGCTGTATATGGCACAGGCATTGCTGAGATTGTCATTGAAGAGATGACAGTACTTAAGCCCGCCACCCGCCCAGCTATGGATGGGGACATGCAGGAGTATGGCGTTGAGGAAAGCTCACGTCCACTCATTAAGCTGAACCCAGTTATGCCTAAGAACTTCCTCATTGACCCGTACGCCACAAGCGTAGACGAGGCATTGGGCTGTGCGATTGATGAGTTCGTATCTCGTCACGTCGTCGAAGAGCTTCAGGAGCAGGGAGTCTACCGCAATGATGTATACGTAGGTAACGCTGCACATGACACAGAGATTCAGATAGACCCTGAGAAGTCTAACGAAGAGGGTGACAAGGTTCGACTGACTAAGTGGTATGGTCGTGTACCTCGTGATCTACTCCTCGAAGAAGGGATTGAAGAAGATGAGATTAAGACCGACGGACATTACGTAGAAGCTGTAGTCGTTATAGCGAATGGGAGCACCATCCTCAAAGCTATGCCTAGCCCCTACATGTGTCAAGACAGACCAGTAGTTGCCTTCCAGTGGGACATCGTACCCAGCCAGTTCCACGGTCGTGGTATCTGTGAGAAGACCTACATGAGTCAGAAGGCGCTGGATGCTGAGCTACGCGCTCGTATCGACGCCCTAGCACTTACCACCCATCCAATGATGGCAGTAGATGCTACACGTATCCCACGTGACAAGAAGCTTGAGATCAGGCCCGGACGTATGTTGCTGACTAACGGCAACCCACAAGAAGCCCTGATGCCATTCAACTTCGGCAACCTTAACGCTATCACCTTCCAGCAGGGAGCACAGCTTCAGCAGATGGTGGCACAGGCAGCAGGGGCGTCAGACGGAGCACAAGCTCCAGCAGGCGACCAGACAGCAGCTGGCATGAGTATGTCCCAAGGGGCTATCGTTAAGCGGCAGAAGCGTACGCTATTGAACTTCCAAGAGAACTTCTTGATTCCGTTCATACGCAAGACTGCCAACAGATACATGCAGTTTGATCCTGAGAACTACCCAGTGAAGGACTACACGTTCACACCATTCAGCAGCCTCGGCGCTATGGCCCGTGAGTACGAAGTCAGTCAGCTGTCTCAGATCCTACAGGTCATACCACCTGATTCTCCAGCACATGGAGCAATCGTTAAGGGCATCATCGACCACCTGAATGTATCTAACCGAGAAGAGATGATTGCTGCTATTGATTCAGCAGGTCAGCCAAACCCAGAAGCCCAGAAGCAGGCGCAAGAAGCCGCTGAGATGCAGAAGGCTATCACGATGGGTCAGGTTAAGCTACTCGAAGGACAAGCAGCAGAAAGCCAGAGTCGTGCTACGAAGTACAACACTGAAGCGGAGTTGATGCCAGAAGAGCTTACGCTCAAGTACGCAGAAGACGACGACGAGAAGGAGTTCCGACGCAAGGCAGAGATGTCTAAGCTTCTCCTTCAAGAGCAAGAGCTTCAGTTAAAGCAGGACACCACTATGCAAGCCGCTCAGGGTAAAGCAGAGATGGAGATGGTCAAGCAGCTAGAAGGTATGGCGTCACAAGCGCCACAAGGGCCGCCACAGGGAATGTGAGGCTCGGTAGGGGGTAGCATAGGGTTACCCCCTAATCTCCCTTAGAGAGCCATTGAGGGCCTCTGAGGGCATTATAAGGAAAAAGTATGACAATTGATTTAAGAACATACGACAACGGTTACTACGGCTACATGAACCAAGAGGTTCGTGAGGCCATCGGGGACATGCAAGATGCTGGTACTTTCTTAGGTACCTTCACCTCATCTGCTCCCTTCCTAGCCCGCGCTGCTGGTAATCAGGCAGAGAAAGGCGACTGGGGACTGGACGCATCTAGCGGTCAGATATATGTATATAACGAAGACTCTGGTAGCTTCGTAGCTGCTGGACTTAGCGAAGCAACTGTACAGGGATTGATTGATGCATCAGGCGGCTACGGCGGCGTGACCACATTACTCAGCTCTAACGTAGCTCTCGCTGGTGGTGCTGCTCAAGGCGTCGCTGACCCGCTTAACAACACAGCAGGCTGGCACTTTAAGAACACCTCCGACATCACTAACAAGATCAACTGGTACTACCTGTCTAACAGCAACCCCTCACTGAACATGACCAAGGTTAACTTGAACAGCATGTACGCAGTGGTTGATGTACGGGCAGCAGGCGCACCATACTTCAGCGTCTACACCAAGCCTACGGGCAGTGGCGATGCGGCGTCATGGTACAAGTCTCGCTTCACCTACGCACCTGTTAACTACGACCTGACGGCATACGTCGGCCAGACCGTCCTCCTCTACTGGGGAACTGATCCGGGCGATCACGCAGGTCTGACACGAGTCGAAGCTGTACTAGATTCATTCAGCACAGTCGGCCCTCAGTCAGGCGCTGAAGAGGTGTTGTTCGCAGCGCTGTCTACATCTTCTAGCTACCCAGCTGGTACGTATGATTTCGTAGTAAGCAACGTAGCGTACGAGTACAACAACATCGTGAGCCAGTTCCTACTGTCAGCCCCCTCTACAGGTGGCGCAGCAGAAGCTACTCCAGACGACGCATTCGTTCGCATGGACGGCGTTAACGACTACCTCAGCTTGTCAGGCACAGGCGCTATCTTGGACTACACAGCCTCTTGGTCTGTAGCTTGTGAGATCGTTGAGCTGCCTAGCATTACGTCCGACGCTAAGTTTATGACGCTGTTCCGCTCAGGCAACAACGCTCTGACTCTGCGACGCGGTGGATCTAACTGGGGCTTCTACGCCGCAGCTGGCTACTACTCTGCTGGACAGGCTAACACTTGGTACGCTCCTTCAGCTGGATCTAAGGTGGTGTTCACCTGTGACGGCACTAGGATAGCTTACTGGTTAGACGGCGTACGTCGTGCTAACGTCACCATCAACCAAACCTACCCAAGCCTACACTCCAACGACAGCGTTGAGTTTGGACGCGGCGGGATCAGCTTCGGCCAAGGCGCAGTTGTAGACTTCGAAGGTGGCGTAGACAACCTGCTGTTCACCAATGACGTAATGTCGAATGCTCAGATAGCCGAGTGGTTTGCTGGCGGTGATGTAACACAGCACAGCTACTACAGCTCAGCTCGTGACTTCGTACCATGCGGTGAGGGTACATTCCCTAACGTAGTGGGCGAGAAGTCTAACGTGACTGGCAGCCTTGTTAACGGAACATCAGATGACTTCGTGGAGCGTACATAATGAGTAAGAAATATTTTGTAGTACGTAACGTGTCTAGCATCAACGACGGTGTTCAAGTAGCCAGCGGTAACGTCCCCGGCACATCTCCCGACCTGTTCACAGGCGGCGATATTACCACAGGGGACTACTACTTCTACAAGGTTCCTGCTGATGGCGTAGCCCCTACTGGAGCCTCTGTCGTAGAGCTTACGGTTGATGAAGCACAGGTAGCGGTACAGTCTGAGTTGCTTAACGGCGGCGTGACTACTGCTGAGTTCATCGCTAAGGAGCAGGCAGTAGCCCAGATGCTACGTGCAGAGTTCATGGTGGCGCAGGCTGCTTTGAGCATTGCATCAGCTGAGGCGCTGTTCACAGCCCTAGAGCCAACGTCACACGCACTGTCAGCGGGTAGCTTAAACATCGCCTACTTCCGCTTCAATGCGTCGCCTGTTGACCAAGCTACTAAGGATGCGTTCAACCCGCTATTCGAGAACTTCTTCCGTAAGTTCCCGCGTAACCTAACCTAATGTCTACTTGGACATTATTCATAGTACTCTGGATGGCGGATGGCGGCGTTGCAGTTGTCGAAAGCCTCCAGTTTGCACGAGAGGGCAGTTGCGAAAGCGCTGCTCTCTACGTCACCTCCAAGCCCAAAGAGGGCGTCAGGAAGATAACAGCAATATGTAAGGAGACTACTAATGTGTAAGAGATGCGGATGCGGTAAGGGCAGCAAAGGCTGTTCACACTGCAAGGGAAAATAATGGCCTCTAAGAAGCCAGCCAAAGGAAAGGCCAAGGTTAAAGTCACCTCCAGCGGTAAGAAGGTGAGCTACGGTCAGGCAGGCAAAGCCAAGGATGGCGGCAGCCGAGTAAAGCCGGGGACTAGCAAGGGCGATAGCTACTGCGCTAGATCTGCTGGTATCAAGAAAGGACTATCAAAGAAGAAACAGAACGACCCCAACACCCCCAACAACCTGAGCCGAAAGCGGTGGAAGTGCAAGGGGACTAAGAGCAGTAAATAACTGACGACCTACAAGGATAATCGTTATGCACATGAAAGACTTTGCTAAGATGGAACAGCTGGAAGACGTGGTTACACAGATGAACCAAATCTTCAAACTATTGGAAGGCCGCATTGAGGAGCTTGAGAAAGCCAAACCTCTGTCACGACGGGCACCCAAAAAGGAAACATCGGATGACGAATGAAGAGTACTTCGACAACGCACGTGAGCTATTCATGTGCGAAGGCTGGAAGAACTTCATCGCCGAGATACAGACTGCCGTAGACAACTACCGTATTGAGAACATCCAAGACGAGAAGGCGTTTAGGCAGGCGAAGGGAGAGCTTGAAGCCCTCCACCGCATCCTCGGCTATGAGAATCTAACTAAGCATTTGGAGGATCAACATGAGTCGTAAGATATTCGATGCTCGCTGCGAATCATGCGAGACAGTATTTGAGACGTTTGACTATCTGGAAGCAGCGGTACGGTGCAGCTGCGGAGGAGAAGCCAAGCGGATCATATCTCCCGTACGTACACACTTGGAAGGAGTATCTGGGGATTTCCCCGGCGCTGCTATCAAGTGGGAACGCGACCACGCACGGAAGACTATAAACGGTGGACAACGCTAATGCCTAGCACCCACCTTCATTATTCCACAATCCTTATTGGACGGAGATAAATCAGATGGCAACTATTGTAGAAACCGAAGAGACTAACCCAGCAGCCAACCCCGCTGAGGATGCAAGCAACTTGGACGAGTTACAGGCGGAACGCGAACCGACTGAAGCAGAAGCCGTAGAAGCGAGCACCGAATCCGAGGAGCTACCTGAGAAGTATCAAGGTAAATCTGCCGCAGAGCTAGCCGAGATGCACAGCAATCTTGAGCGAGTAATGGGCAAACAGTCACAGGAAGTTGGAGAGTTACGTAAGGCTTTTGACGATATGGTCAAGACCTCCATCGCCTCTCAGAACAGTGTGGCTTCTGCACCGGAACCTGAAGCCGAAGAATTTGACTTCTTCGCTGACCCGCAGGCAGCAGTGGCCCGCGCAATCGCCAACCACCCTACACTAAAGCAGGCAGAGACTGTTGCGGTTGAGATGGCTAAGGAGAAAGCGTTGAACGCTCTCCAGAAGTCTCACCCTAACATGAAGGAAGTATTGCAAGATGCTAAGTTCCAAGAGTGGGTAGGCAAAAGTAAGATACGAACTCAGCTCTATCAGAATGCAGATCGAAACTACGACTATGAGTCGGCCAACGAACTCCTTGATTTATGGGGAGAGCGTCGGGAGGTGGTTGCTAAGACCGCCGCAGTGGAGAAGCAGGCTCAGAAGGCTGAGGTTAAGAAGGCCGCTACTGGCTCAGCTAGGACTAACCCTACTGGTCAGACGACGAGGAAGACTTATCGTCGGCGCGATATTATTGAACTAATGAACCGCGACCCAAAGAGATACGAGGCTATGCAAGACGAGATCATGCGAGCCTACTCTGAGGGAAGGGTTAAATAAACCTCTAAGGAAACTTTATCATGGCACTTGGATCATCACACATCACCAACACTACGGCAGCTACTTTCATTCCAGAAATCTGGAGCGACGAGATCATTGCTTCTTTCGAGAAGTCTTTGGTAGTTCGTCCTCTCGTCCGTGCAATGAGCATGGTTGGAAAGAAAGGCGACACCGTTCACATCCCTAAGCCCGTACGTGGAACAGCTAACGTCAAGGCCGCTGAGTCTCAGGTTACTTTGAACCAGAACGTTCACGGTGAGCTTGTTGTAACTATCGACCAGCACTTCGAATACTCAGTATTCATCGAAGACATCACTGAGAAGCAGGCACTGTCTAGCCTTCGTAAGTTCTACACTGACGATGCTGGCTACGCTTTGGCAACTCAGATCGACAGCGCTTTGATCGCTGAAGCCAACTCTGGTTTCACTGCTCAGAAGTCTTTCGTCGATGGCGGCATCGCTGACGAAGCTGGTGCAACTACTACTGCATTCAACGACGCTGGCTTCCGTGACGCTATCCGTCTTCTTGACGACAACAACGTACCCGGAGACAACCGTGTAATGGTTATCTCTCCTTCAGTCAAGCGTGACCTGTTGGGTATCAGCAACTACATCTCTACAGACTTCGTAACTGGCAAGCCTGTTGAGACTGGACACGTTGGTTCTTTGTACGGTGTTGACCTGTACGTTTCTACTAACCTTACTGGCGCTGCTGGTGAGTCTAACTGTCTGCTTATGCACAAAGATGCTTTGGTCATCGCTGAGCAAGCTGGCGTTCGTACTCAAACTCAGTACAAGCAAGAGTGGCTTGCCGACTTGCTGACTGCTGACACCCTCTACGGTGTTGAGACGTACCGTCCTGAGTCAGGAATCGTTCTGGCTGCAACAGTCTAAGTAGTAAAACTAGTGGCCTCTTCGGGGGCCGCTTTCTTCTGTTAGTCCATTCGCCCAACAGTGGGCTTACACAAGAATCCAATCGGAGACAACAATGGCAATCACATACAACTACAACCCAAGCTGGATTGGCAGAGATGACCAGCCAGACGGTTCCGCACTCCGCGTCATCCGCGCTGCTGACTTTGAAGCAGAGTGGTCGAGCATCCAGAGCGCTTTCCTAGAAGCTCCACCCTCCGCCTCTCCCACCCTAACAGGTACGGTAGATGTACAAGGTAACGTAACTGCCACAGGTAGCGTAGCAGCCATAGGCGCTGTCACAGGCTCTAACATCAACGCCACCAACTGGGACACAGCGTTCGGCTGGGGCGATCATGGAGCTGCTGGGTACGCTTTAGCAGCTGACGTACCTACCGTCTCTGGCTACAACAAGACCAACTGGGACACGGCATACGGATGGGGCAATCACGCATCAGCAGGCTATGCTTTAGCTTCTAACGTACCTACCAAGACAGGCTCTGGAGCCAGCGGAACTTGGGGCATTAGCATCACAGGCAATGCAGCTACCGCTACTACAGCTACTACAGCTGATGGGGCCTATACAGCAGGCACAGCCACTAACTGCTCACGCTCCGTCACCGGAGGTACTAACCTATCGGGCGGCGGTGTTCTGTCAGCAAACCATACTCTTAACCTTGTGGCTGAGCCTTCGCTCACAAGCGTAATACTAGGCAACTGGAAGATACTCGACAGCGGTACTGTACTGTACTTCCAATACAACGGCAACAACGTATTCAAGATTGATTCATCTGGTAACGCAACAGCTGAAGGCGACGTAACGGCCATCGGCTCAGTCTAAGGGGATAAGGAATGGCACGAGTAAGACGAGATAACGATGCACGATATGCGCTTCGTGCCAGCTTCGTAGATGAGAACGGCGACGTAATCAAAGGCGACAAGATAGTCGTACGCACAGACAAGAACGTAGACGGCGGAGCAGCTGCTTCGATCTACCTACCCAAGCAGAAAGTAGATGGAGGAACAGCAAGTGGCTGATATTATTCAGATCCGAAGAGACACAGCAGCTACGTGG